ATCAGGATATACGATGTAATTACATTTGTCCTTGCCAAACCTATCCGCAATCGCATTGCGTAGGTCAATGCCGGGTGCATCGTTGTCGACTGATATGTGTATCTTTTGGATGTGGTCAAAGCCGGGCATAAAGCGGTCGAAGAAAGTGAGGTTCGGCTGCGCGCCATTTGGCACACTGATTACATTCTCAATGCCGGCTTCAATCAACGCCAGTGCATCCATTTCCCCCTCGACTATCCAAACCTCCGTAGCGGTCGCAAGGCAATCGATGTTGTACGGAATTAACTCCGCGCCCTTGTGCATCTTGAAATGCTTTGCGCCATCCCGGTACTTCACATTTTTTAACTGCCCACATTCAAAGTAGTTAAAGCAAATGCAGTTTACTTCCTTGTTCAGCTGTGGCATCCATTCCATTTGCTCACTGATTTGCATCTTATTCAGCGTGGCAGCGGTTATTCTGCGCCCTTCAAACCATTTTAAAACCTTGTCGCTTAGTGCGGTGTTGTTTTGCCACTCAGGAACTTCATATTTGACTACCTCGGGGCGGTCAATGATGCCACCCTTCCAACCGCAATGATGACATATCCAAGCCTTTTTGTCAAGGTTCACGGATAAGCAGCGGTCGGTTTTCTTCTTTCGCGTGTGGCTGCATTGTGGGCAAAGTGTTTGAACTTCACCTGCCGTTTTACCCGGTGGTATGTCGATATTGTAAAATGAATATACTGCCATTACATTACTAATCTACGCCTATGTTCGGGAATGAGTCCAGTCTTTGGTTCTTTTTGCAGCCAATTACGAGCAGTTAGGTACAGCGACTTGTATGTTTTATTCTGCGCATAGTTTTCTATTCTGCTCAAAATATTGTCTACCTGCTCAGGCAACCAACCTTCTGCCACAAGTTTATCAAATTCCGGCTGTGTAATTTTCAAATGGTCAAACTGCCTATAATAAGATATTTCTTTATTTATTACATTAACAGTATCATTTACATTTACATTATCAGTAACATTAACATTTACATTAACAGCTTTTTTTGCTTTCGTTTGCTTTTCAAAAAAACCATTTGCTTTTTTTGCTTCCGTTTGCTTTTTCGGTCGGCCACCTAACTTGCCGCTTTCTGCCCGTTTTTCGCGCACACCTTCCCAATGTTTCAAATCTCTTTTCAGTTGTAATTTGATTGGTTCAAATGCCAGTTGTAAAACAAGGTCGGTGCATTCTGGGTTCTCGTCATTGACATAGGCGAAGATGTGTTTGATTAACTTCCCGGCCACATCGTCCGGCAGCAGTTTAAAAATATTCTGCTGGTCGCAGTATAGCACGAAGGACTTTTTATCGGTTGCCATGTCGTTGTAAAATGTGTTTGTACATGATGACCTGCAAATCTAAGGCAAGCCGTTTCATTCTGTATGCCTCTTTCGGCATAGGGTTAATTTGTTGCCGTACTTCCAGCTTACCAATTTCGGCAGCGAGTACTTGAAGACACCTTTCGCAGATGTCGGTTGGAATGTGTTTTAATTGTTGCATAAAAAAAACACCCACACTTTCAAGAGTTGACTCCGGCTGGAAGTTTGCCGCCTCTTTACTTGCGTGGGTGTTTTGATTTATCGTTTTCATTACTTCCAAATTTCGGCAGGGGAGTCAATCCTGTTGTTCCGATGTGCAATTATACAACAAAAAAATCAATTCTGCAAATTATTTTTAAAAGCTTCGTGCAACTCCCATTCTTCGTTCAGCCGCCTTACTTCCATTTCGATTGCCCATTGCCAACCCGTTTCCCACTGGTCATGCTCATTGCTGCCCTGATTGTACGGGTTCAACCCTGAATGTTCGCCCTGCGAGAATAACCGCTGGGCTTCGTGTCCTTCCATTTCGTGTGTCATAGTGCTGCAAATGTAGTGTATAATTTTATATTGTGCAAACTTTCTGAATAATTTTTTTAAAAAGTTAGAAATAATCGACAAAACTTTGTGAGTGCAAAAGCACACAAAGATATATCTGAAACATTTTGGCTATGATATAAGCGACTTCGTACCTTGTGAAGTATGCGGAAGCCAAGCGGTAGATATACACCACATTGAAAGCCGTGGCATGGGAGGCACAAAAAAAATAGACACAATCGACAACCTTATGGCGTTATGCCGGGAGTGCCACCTTGAACTGGGCGACAAAAAGCAGCACAAATTTCGGCTGCATATTTGCCACCAACTAAAACTAAGTGAAAAGAGATGACATTCTTAACGACCTTTCCCGGTCTTTATGGCTTAGGGAAGCCTGCCAAAACATCGGGGGCGACCTTGCCGACGACCTTTATCAGGAATTTTGGGTGGTCATTTGCAGCAAGTCGGATGAAGAAATCTGCAAAATTCATGCAGACGGCTTCCTCAAATGGTGGGCTATCCGCATTTTGGTTCGGCTGTATCACGGCAATGGCAAGCAGCGTTTTTACCGGGACTTTCGTAAGCCCAGCGAAACCCTGCCCGACGACATAGAAAGCGAAGATGACGAGTACAACGAAGACGAATATCAGCGGCAACTATCTGCACTCAACACCGCAAACGATATGTATTCCCGAGTGGCACACGACCATGACCGGAGTGATTGGTATGTGGGTGTCTTGTGGGAACAATATGCCAAAGTCCGCAGCATTAAGCAGGTCGCCCGAGATAGCAAAATCAATTTCAGAGAAATCCAAAAAATAATCCAAGCAATGAAAGACGAAATCAGGAGGCAATATGACAGACATAATAAGTAAATCAATTCTGCTGGCATCGTTGGCCGTGTTAGCCAGCCGCTACTTGTTCCCTCCGATTATCTCATTTATTAAGGGCAAATCATCATTTCACAGAAAATCCGTATATCCATTTGAATGCGCCTTTTGTTTGGCGTTTTGGCTCACGGTGGCTTATCATTCGTACTGGGGCGAAATGTGGGGTGTAGTTGCTGCATCGTTGGCCGGTATCGTGGCAGCCATAATAGACCAAAATATATGACACTTAAAGAACAACTATTTCCACATCTTCAACAGTTGCATCGCACTGGCACAATGAAACTACCCCCCGACCTTGCGGACAAAGTTATGCGCGAATATGAAAAAAGAAACGGCAGGAGAATGAAACCATGCCCAACTTGTTTAACGGATTTTATCAAAGAACTATGCAGAGAGTAAAACACAGCGGAAACGCAGGCGACCTCATTTATTCGCTGCCTGCTATGCGACAAATAGGCGAAGACATCGAATTGGTTTTAGTTCCAAATGTGCCACTTCAAGCCAGTTTGCAGCACCCAAATAATGGAGTGCAGTTGACCTACAAAATGTGCGATATGCTCAGACCGCTGTTATTCGCAACCGGGTTTATTAAGTCAATTCAGATTACTGAACAACCCGGGCAAGTTGATTATGATTTCGACACTTTTCGCAAGTTCCACAACTACACCGGGCATATATCGCAATGGTACTTCCACATTTACCCCCGGCTTACCTGCGACCTATCCCAGCCGATTGACATTGCAGTCAAACCAAAAACAACCCGGCCGATTGTAATTAACCGGACAGCCCGATATCATAACCCGACATTTGACTACATGGTGTTAAAACCCTATGCGGATAAGATGACATTTGTGGGGCTGCCCGAAGAGTACCGGGTATTGTCGGCCAAACTTCCCGGCATGACTTATACCGAGGTGCAAGACTTTGGGGAGTTAGCATCGGTGATTAAGGGCAGCGAATTGTTTATCGGGAACCAGTCGATGGCCTATGCGATTGCCGAAATCATAAAGCACCCACGGATAGTTGAAGTCTGCCCGTATGCCAATAATGTAATCCCAACAGGGGAGAACGGTTACGGGGCGTTCACTCTTGTCAACCTCATTCAAATAATGAAATACAAATATGGGTAAACAATTTTTAAAAGACTGGCCGACCGAGTTATATTTTATTAAAGGCGGAGTAAAGTATCATAAAGACCAATTCGGCACACTACACAGCAAGTCAATCGACCAGACCGATATGGTTGGCGGTGAAAAACAAGAAGAACGAAACAGCGAAGAACTGAACGCTACCCGGCTTGAACGCATCAAAGCAATAACCCCCAGCAATCGGTATGTTTTAGATTACGGCTGCGGTCGTGGACAATTTTTGTCCTATCTCAGGCAGAAAGGGGTTAAGTCAAACGGATATGACCCGTACAACCCGGAATTTGATTTCTTGTACAATGTCAAATACGATTGCGTTACAATGATTGAAGTCGTTGAACATTTGTCATACCCGTTTCCTGAGTTGTCTGGGGTACATTTACTATTGAAAGAGGGTGGCAAAGTAATGATTGAAACTTCATTTGCAGATTGGCTAACGAAGGACGATGCTTACATCGACCCGAAGGTTGGTCATTGTACAATATGGAGTCATGCAGGGCTTGACCACTTCATGCAGTTGGCAGGGTTCAAAGTAGGCAACCACATAAACCAAAATGTAAGGATATACGAAAAATGATAAATTGGGTAGATATTAAACGGGTGATGCCAAACCCAAATAACCCCCGTGCGATACGGGATGCAAGGTTTGAAAAGTTGAAGCAGTCAATTATTGACTTTCCCGAAATGCTCGAAAAGCGTCCGCTGGTTTGCTATACCGAGGGGAAAAACTACATTGTGCTTGGCGGCAATATGCGGCTCAAAGCACTGCAAGACATCGGTCATGGCGAAGTGCCTATCATGTTGGCAGACGATTGGAGTGAAGAACAACGGGCGCAGTTTTTGATTAAGGACAATGTGGGCTTTGGTGAGTGGGATTGGAACACACTCGCAAACGAATGGGATGCGGATAAATTAGAAGCGTGGGGTTTGGAGTTGCCCGGTTTCAAAGTTAATTCGGATGAACTTGGAACGGAATTTAGTTTGCCGGATGGGGACAAAGCACCATTTCAGCAAATGACATTCACATTGGCAGACGAACAAGCGGAACAGATAAAAATGGCTATTGCAGATATAAAGCTAACCAATGAGTATAAATACTCGGAAACCTTTGGAAATGAAAATAGCAACGGAAATGCGCTGTATTTAATCATAATGCAATGGGCAGAGCAAAGGAAATAATCGTTAAGGTTATCCCGGCAAAGATTGCCAATGAATTTGTAAAGCAGCACCATTACAGCGGCAAGGTTGCTGCAACTGGTTTAATTTGCTTTGGTGCTTTTTTAGATAATAAAATGATAGGTGTTGCACAATGGGGAAGACCTATAAATAAATATTTGCATTTGCATATCGTTGAAAATACAAAATGGAACGATTTTTTAGAATTAAACCGTTTGGTATGTATTGACGGCACACCAAAAAACACTGAAAGTAGATTTATTAAAATTTGTTTATTGCTTATCAAAAAAAATGCTCCACATATAAAATGGGTTATCAGCTTTGCCGATGCAACGCAATGTGGTGATGGCACAATATACCGGGCAAGTGGTTTTGTTTTAACAAATATCAATGAAAGCAAACAAATATATCAACTTCCAAATGGAGAAACTCTACATTTAATGGGGTTGCAAGGTGGACAGCACGGAGCATTAAGAAAAAAGATGTTAGAAAGTGGGTATGGCAATGCTAAAAAATATATGGTGGATGTCTTAAAAGGTAAACCATTAGTCGGTAAACAATTAAAATATATTTACCTAATCGACAAAACCTGCAAAATAACCGTTCCGATATTACCATTCAGCAAAATAGACGAAATGGGCGCGGGTATGTATAAGGGGCAAAAAATAACCCTGCAAGAACGCAGGGCTAATTTGAGCGGTGAGGTAGGTTCGAACTCCAATTCTAAACTGGATGTTTAGCGTGTTACCAATTACACTATCACCGCTTATATGCCACAAAGATAAACAAAAAATCAAATAAACAAACAGCGAAATAACAGCCATGCCAAACCCTGAAAATATATTACCACACAAAATGCAAAAGGGGCAGACACTCAACCCCAACGGGCGACCAAAAAAGTATGTAACTCTTCTCAAAGAGCAGGGCTACAAACTTGCCGAAATAAACGACACAATTCAGGCGATGCTGTCAATGGACTTGGACGAACTGAAAGAGGTGTGGCAAAACCCCAAGGCAACGATATTAGAAAAGACGATTGCCAACGCCATGCGGAAGTCATTGGAGAAGGGCAGCCTTTATTCGATTGAAACCTTGCTATCCCGTGTGTATGGCAAGCCAAAGGAAACGGCAGATGTAAACCAAACGGTGCAGGGCGAAATTAAAATCACATTAGACTTAGGATGAAAGTACGGACTCAGCATAGACACCTCACACGCCACCGGGCAAATGTGAAACTAAAACTCAGGTTTCAATATGTGCAAATACTTAGCCCCCTTATTCGCATGATTATGGCCGACATTAAGAATATCAAAAAATGAAGATACTCGCACTTTGGGAAGGCATGGGGGGCGTGGAATACCACCGCTTGTATTCACCCCTAAAATACCTGCAAATAACTCACCCCGAATTGGAAGTCGACATTTGCACGGATATAAACGAGAAAGGCACACCCAACCTTACGCAATACGATTTGGTGGTGTTTAACCGCTACATCGGCAAACGGCATTACGATGTGTTGGTACACCTTGCCAAACACAATATCCCCTATGTGATTGATGTTGACGACTATTGGCGATTGCCTAAGTTTCACCACGCCTATCGCTGGGCGAAAACAAACGACCTTAAAGGGGCAGTTCAAGACGCGATACATTACGCTGCTGGGGTTACTGTAACCACCGACACACTGGCAAATGAAGTGCGGCAAATCAACCCAAATGTGTGTGTGCTGCCAAATGCTTTGAACCTAACTGATGAACAATGGCTGGGCGAAAAGACGCAATCGGATAAGGTGCGGTTCGGCTGGGTGGGTGGGCTTACCCATGCCAACGATATTCAAATCATAAGCGATGCCATAGCGCATATGTGCGACACTTACCCGGACCAGGTGGAGTTCTACCTATGCGGATACCAACCGCATCACTTGTGGCAGTCTATTCTCTACCGATTTAACGGGAGTGCGGATAAGGTACGGGAGCAGGTAAAGGTTAGCGGCTCACAGCAGGTGAATGAATACGGCTTGTTCTACCGCTTATTTGATGTGGCACTTGCACCCCTCGAAGATATCAAGTGGAACAACTGCAAATCAGAACTGAAAGTCATTGAGGCCGGGGCTTATGCCTTGCCAGTCGTTGCCAGTTATGTGAAGCCTTACAGCACAATGGAAGCAAACCCCGGAATAATGTATGCCGAAAATACAACCGAAAGCTGGGTGAAGGCAATGACTAAATCAATGGACACTTTAAAAGAGGCACGAGGTGAAGCCAACCGCATCTACTGCAACACACACCATAATTTTGAGGCAATAAACCTGAACCGATTAGAGTTCTATAAATCATGCATATCAGGTACACACGCCCATTCGTAACCGATTACCAACGGGCTATACTTGACAGCCCTGCAAGGTACACCGTAACTGCTGCCGCCACCAAAGTAGGCAAGACAGCCAGTCATATTATTTGGCTGTTTGAGCAGGCGTTGACCTTAAAAGAAAATCAATCCGTATGGTGGGTAGCTCCGGTGTATCAGCAGGCAGAAATCGCCTTTAATCGTATGCGAACTCAGGTAACGGACAAGGGCTTTTTTAAAGTGAATGAAAGCAAATTGAGATTGACCACACCAACGGGAGGTATAATTCAATTCAAGTCCGCAGAAAAGCCGGACAATCTATATGGGGACGATGTATTTGCAGCCGTGTTTGATGAGTTCACAAGGGCGCGAGAAGAGGCGTGGTTCGCACTCCGTTCCACACTTACCAAAACTCAGGGCAAATGTAAGTTGATCGGCAATGTAAAGGGCAAAAAGAATTGGGGGTATAAGTTAAGTGAACGGGCAAAGGCTGGTGAACCGGGGTATCAGTTCTACAAGATAACCGCTTATGACGGGGTGGACGCTGGGATATTGGACGCTGCCGAAATTGAGCAGGCAAAACGCGACCTGCCACAGCATATATTTTCGGAGTTGTATTTGGCCGAACCTACCGAGGACGGCAGCAACCCGTTCGGGCTGTCCTATATCGACCGCTGCATCAAAGCGCAATCGACCGCACCTGCTGAATGGTACGGGATTGACCTTGCAAAATACACGGATTGGACGGTAATTATCGGATTGGACAAGGATTACAATGTCTGCCACTTTGAGAGGTTTCAAAAGGACTGGGCGCAGACCGAGCAGCATATAATTGAACTCCTAGGCACAAACCCGTGTGCGATTGACAGCACGGGCGTAGGTGACCCGATTGTAGAGAAAATCCAAAAACGCTGCCCTCGGGTTATCGGGGTTAAGTTCACCTCACAATCAAAGCAGCAAATGATGGAGCAGTTGACCGCTGATGTTCACGCTGCTGCCATAGGTTTCCCTGAGGGGGTAATCGCTGACGAGATGCGGAACTTCGAATTTGAACACACAGCCACGGGGATGCGGTATTCTGCACCTACGGGGTTGCACGATGACGCGGTGTGCGCCTTGGCACTTGCCCGGCATTGCTGCCAAAAAAATAAGAAGGGCGTTTTTTATGTTATCTAAAATAGTGCTTATCATAGCCATATACGAAATAATCAAAAGCATAGCCATACATTTGTGGTATAAGATAGTAAAATGAAACTACCTAAGAATTGGGATAGCATTACAATAGGTCAATTTCAGCAGCTTCAAAAGTTGACTGAGCCTACCTTCGACAATCAAATCAAGACGCTGGCCGTTTTGAGCAATTACACCCAAGAGAAAATCGAGGACTTGCCCGTGTACAAGGTGGCCGATGCGGTGGCTAAATTGTCATTTATGGCCGACCTCCCCAAGCCAAAACACATCACCGGATTTTGGTGCGGAAATTATGTCTATAAATTCGCGGCAAACCAGCATCAGTTAACGGCTGGGCAGTTCATAACTATTCAGGATTTAATTCAGTCAGGGAATTGGATAGACAACCTGCATAAGATTATGGCAGCGTTGTGCGTTCCGTACCGAGTAATGTGGCCGAAGCGGTGTGAATTGAAGGCGCAGGACTTTGACCGAGTTGCGGAGTTGTTCAAAAACAAAATGCCTATCTCGTTGGCATACGCCTACACGCTTTTTTTTTCGACTTGCTGGCCAGCATTACAAGACGCTATCCTTCATTATTTAAAGGAGGAGGCAGCGACGATGAAGGCGACACTCGAAGACAAGACCGAGCAGGTTTAATATGGCTCAAAACCGTTGACAAGTTGGCACGGGGCGACCGAGCGAAGTACGACTACTTTTTGAAAATGGGTATCATTGAGTTTCTGAACTCTTGCAGTTTTGAACACGAAAGGGGCAGGGCAAGGGGTGAAAGACTTAACCAAGCCAGCAGCGATGCGAAAAGGGCAAAGGACATCAATGTTTATGTGGTGGCACTTTTGCAGGAACTTTTGGATTAGGTACATTTGTAAATAACAGCCCTGCCGATAGTATTAGCAGGCCGACCCGGTTTAATAGCCGGGTTTCTCTTTGGTACATTTATTAGCGTGAGCATATCAAAGGCGCAATTAGACGCAATCAACCGGGGGGCGTTGGCTAACATCGGCAAGAACGCAAACGACCCTGATTTAAAGTCGGTCAGTCTGCTTGACCAGTTATTGATTGGATGTGCTGAAAGGCTCACGGAAGAACTACGCAATAAATTAACCGAAAAAGAACTTGTTGCCACCCAAAATCTTCGCAGCAGTATTGATGCTAGTGAGGTTTTTCAGATTGCCAATGGTGTCGCAGTGAATATCAAAATGGCCGACTATTGGGAAAATGTTGACAAAGGTCAAAAACCCGGCACGATTGTAAATGTTAAATCACTTGAAGAATGGATTAACGCCAAAGCAAAAGTAAAACGGGCAGTAAGGCCGCGACCCGGTCAAACTATGCAAGAGGCTGTAACTTCTTTTGCGGTTGCTATTGCTGCCAAAATAAAAGAAAAGGGTACGATTAAAAGGTTCGGCTACAAGGGCGCAAACTTTGTTCAAGAGGTATTATCCCCCCAAAACATTGATGCAATCGCCCAGCATTTATCTGACGCTTTCGGGCAGCGCATTCTTATTTCGGTAAAATTAGAAGAACGCAAACCTGCTTAACCTTACACCGAAAAGCCACCGGGTACATTTTAAGGCGTGGCGATTACCATTGAAAACGAACCGGGCGACATCACCCCGGTTTACTCCGACATCACTTACACACTAAGCAGCACCAACTCAGGGCAGACAAATTTTAAATTCGTGGCCGTTGTCAAAAATGCGGCTGGCACTATCCTTGCCAAACTCAAAGCCCCGGTTTACACTGGCACAAATTACGGTGTGTTTAACCTTTCCCGGATATTGCAGAACTACGTAACCTTTGACTTCAATCAGGCGACTACAATCCCGGCCAAATGTACCAACTCATTTCTTGCCTACTCAGTTGAGTTTGGCGAAGAGTACGGAGGCAGTGAATATCTAAACCTAACCAGCGATACGGGTAAATATTGTTGGAACGGGTTATTTTCAAAATGGGAAAGTGAAGCCGTGAGTGATTACGAGATAGCAATCCCCAGCAGCAGAAAGTTTTTAACCACCGTGCGAAGTCGCAGGGTTACAAGGGCGCAGTACGATTACCTTTATTTTTTGAGGGGTGCGGCCACGGGTGTAGATGAAGTGGAAGTGAAAGCCTACAATGCGGCAGGGGTTGCCACCACATCGGTAATTGACCAGACATTTAACACCACGGCAAAAGATGAATACTTACTCCGTATGGCGGCAGGGGTTGTTAACCTCAATCAAATACCTTCGGCATCTTTAATCAGTGGCACGGCAGGTTCGGTTGTTCCGGTGGGTACTGTCTATTATACAATACAGCTGAAACAAAGTATCGGGAATGACCCTTGCAGTGAGGCCTATCGGTTTGATGTGATTGAGGAGTGCAGCAAGTACACGCCCCGTGTATTGTATTTTCTCAATCGCCTTGGTGGCTTTGAAACACTGCGG